CGTGTAGATTTTGACGACCACATACAAGGTGAGGTACGAATCACTGCTAAAGATCCTTTAGACATAGTTATTGACCCTGATGCTAAAGACTATGACCCAAAGAACTGGAACGAAATATTTGAAACTAAGTGGATGAGCTTAGACGAAATAGAAGAAACTTATGGTCAGAAAAAAGCAGACCAACTTCGTGTGGCTGTAGAACTAGGTTCTGCATTAGGTACGGACTCTGTAGAGTATGAAGAGAACAGATACGGAGATACAATGGCAGGGGTAGAATACAACCAAGGTAATAAAAGTAACCCAGAAGAATCTCGAATGTTACGTGCGGTCCGTGTTATAGAGCGTCAGTATTATAGACTAAAAGAATGTATGTACTATGTAGATAGTGTAACAGGTGATATGCGTGAAGTACCTTATGTATGGAGTAAGAAAAAACGTGAAGCCTTTGCAGACGAGTTTGGTCTAGAAATACTAACAAAAACTATGAGAAAAGTGCGTTGGACAACTACAGCAGACACAGTGGTTCTTAACGATACTTGGTCTCCATATGACCATTTTACTTTGGTTCCTTACTTTCCGTACTGGAGACGAGGTAAACCTTTTGGTATGGTACGAAACCTTATTTCACCTCAAGAACAGCTGAACAAGATTAGTTCACAGGAATTACATATAGTTAATACTACCGCAAACAGTGGTTGGATTGTGGAGACAGGGTCATTACAAGGTATGACCGCAGATGACTTAGAAGAACATGGAGCAGAAACAGGTCTAGTATTAGAGTTTAACAGAGGGTCTAGTCCCCCTGCTAAAATACCTCCCAATCAAATACCTACAGGGTTAGATCGTATTGCACAAAAAGCAGCTGCTAATATAAAAACTATTAGTGGTATTAGTGATGCAATGCTTGGTACAGATAGTCCTGAAGTATCTGGAATAGCAATACAAGCTAAACAAAACCGTGGAGCTATGATGATTCAGGTTCCATTAGATAATTTAACTAAAACTAGACAGTATCTAGCAGAGAAAGTTCTTAATCTTGTCCAAACTTATTACACAGAAGAACGTCTAATTCAAATTACAGACGAACAAGATCCACAGAAACCTCGTCAACCAATGCGTATTAATGAAATGACACCAGAAGGTTTAATTGTAAATGATTTATCACTAGGGGAGTATGACGTAATTATTAGTACAGCTCCTAATAGAGATACTTTTGAAGAAATACAATTTGCAGAAGCTATTTCTTTACGTCAAGCTGGAGTTCCTATACCAGACGACTTAATAGTAGAGTTTTCTCATTTAGCCAGAAAAGGAGATATTGCGGAACGCATACGTGCAATGCAAGGTACAAACCCGCCAACTCCAGAGCAAGCTCAAATACAACAGTTCCAAGCACAAGCGGCGATACAAGCTACGCAGCTTGAGATTGCTAAGCTTGAAGCTGAAATCCAATTACTACAATCACAAACACAAGATAATATGTCTAAATCACAGAGTAAAATGGCTGAACCGCAATTGAGAGTTGCAGAAATGCAGAGTAAAATGGCGATTAAGCAAGAAGAACTAGCTCTACGTGAACGGTTAGCTTCAATGACCAATGACGTTAGAACTGGACAAAGTGAAACTCAAGCAGCGTCAAAGATTGCCGTTGCCGCAATGAAGCCTACAGGAGGGCGTAATTAATGGCTAAAAATAAAAAGAAAGCTAAACCAACCGATGACATAGTAATGGAGGCTATGCCAGGCGGCGAAGTAAAAACAGAGCAAGATATTGAATCATTTCAAGTAGATCTAAACTTTGAAGATGAAGCTACCCCAGAAGAAACTGTAGCGGAAGCCGAAGAAGTTACCGAAACTGAAGAAGTTGTAGAAGAACCAGTAGCTGAAGAAGTTGTAGAAGAACCAGTAGCTGAAGAAGTTACAGCAGAAACAGAAGAACCTGTTGCAGAAGAAGATACTGTAGAGTTTCCTGCTGAAGAAGTTGTAGAAGAAGAAGTTGTAGCAGAAAAACCAAAAGCTCCAATGGTTCCTAAGTCTAGATTAGATGAAGTGTTAGCTAAAAATAAAAAAATGCAAAAACGCATTGAAGAAATAGAACAGAAAGAAGCAGAACTTGAACAATCTGCGCCTGCTTATGATTTTGACGTTAAAGAACAGCAATATCAGCAGTTAATATTAGATGGAGAGTCTGCAAAAGCTGTAGAACTTCGTAAAGAAATACGACAAGCTGAAAAAGAAGCTTTAATGTTTGATATACAACGTCAAATGGGTCAAACAGTACAACAAAATCAGGCTCAGCAAGAACTACAAGCTAAAGCTGCGGAAATTGCTAGTACTTTTTCTATCCTAGATGAAAATTCTGCAGATTTTAATCAAGATCTTACTAAAGAAGTAATGGAATTGCGTGATGCTTTTATAGTACAGGGGTATGAGCCTGCAGATTCGTTAGCTAAAGCTACAGAATACACTCTGGCTGCAAAACAACCTGAGTTATTAAGTCCTGTAGAAGCTAAACAAGTTACGCAAACTACTAAAAAGATTGTAGAACAAAAACAAAAAGCTAATGTAAAGAAAAAAATAGCTGCTTCAAAATCGCAACCTCCTACATTAAAAGGAGAAAGTGCTTCAGCACGTGGCGACAAAGTTACAGACATAAATACACTGTCTGATGATGAGTTTGGAGCGTTACCAGAGGAGACAGTAAGACGATTACGTGGTGACTTTGGATAAATTTATGTTAGGATTGTAGTTAATTCGTTTGTTAGAACGATATCTAACCCAGGTCGTTTAGGTAAAAAAACGTTATTCGCCTACTATGGCGTTAATCTAGTCGAGGTCGTAATCGTTAAAATACGAAAACGTATCCCAACGATACAGGGTATACGGGTTATATCGCCCCAGAAGTCGATTAAGTTTTTTTAATTTTAATCTCTTATGAGGATATAGAAATGGCAAATACTAACTTTGCATCACTGACTAGCGAACAGCTTACTATCTGGTCACGTGATTTTTGGCGCGTAGCTCGAAATATGTCCTTCATTAACCAATTCGCTGGAAGTGGCTCTAACGCTATGGTTCAAAGAATATCTGAACTTACCCAGTCTGAAAAAGGCGCAAGAGCAGTACTTACTCTTCTTGCTGATATGACAGGCGATGGTATCGTTGGTGACAACTCTCTAGAAGGTAATGAAGAAGCATTAAGAGCATTCGACATAGTTACACAACTTGATCAACTAAGGTTTGCAAACCGTCTTTCAGGACGTCTTGCTGATCAAAAATCAGTTGTTAACTTCCGTGAGCACTCACGAGATGCACTCGCATACGCAATGGCAGATCGTATCGACCAACTTGCGTTTTTAACGTTATCAGGTATTGCATACACGCTTAAAAACAACGGTGCGTTGAGAGGTGTCCTAAACACAGGACAAAATCTTGGGGATCTTGCTTTCGCAAGTGACGTTACTGCTCCTACTACCAACCGTCACAGACGTTGGGACGCTACTAGTAAACTTGTAGCTGGAGATGTTACTGCTACTGCAGCAGCTGACACGATAACTTATGAGTGTATTCTTGCTCTTAAAGCTTTTGCTAAAGATCAATACATCCGTGGGTTGCGTGGAGCTGGTAACGATGAAGTGTACCACTTATTCGTTACTCCACAAGTAATGGCTGACCTTAAACTAGACTCAGACTTCCTAGCTAACGTTAGAAGTGCTGGTATTAGAGGACCTAACAATGAACTATTCTCAGGTTCTTCAAGTCTAATGGTTGATGGTGTGATGATCCATGAGTTCAGACACGTGTTTAACACAAGTGGAGCTCTTACAGGAACATCATCTAACGCAGGTTCTAACGGTTACAAGTGGGGCGCTGACGCTGACGTCAACGGTTCTGCATGTCTATTTGTTGGAGCTCAAGCTCTTGCTATGGCAGATATCGGTCTTCCAGAAATAGTTGAAGATGTATTCGACTACGGAAACCAAAACGGTATTTCAATTGGTAAGATCTTTGGAATGAAGAAGCCTAAGTATCACTCTGACATAACAGGTCAGGCTGAAGACTTCGGTGTTATTCGTTTAGACGTTGCATTTTAATTAGCAGCAAAGGTGGCCTACTTAACTTTGTTAAGGACGGCCACCATCTTTTAACTTAATTTTCCCAAGGAGGGAAAAATGAAAATAACAGCAAATAGAGATTTACATGTGACTACAACTTGGGGAGCTTCTATAAATATCGCTAAAGATGAAGTTAGAGAAGTAGGCGATGATCTTGGACTTCAGGCGTTACAACAAGGCGCAGTTGAAGTTAAAGAAGAAAAGAAACCAGCGGCTAAAAAGAAAGTAACTAAAAAGAAAAGAGCCAGAACTAAAGATGGTCACTACAAAGCTGATGATCCTAGTACGCCTGATGTAAATGAGGCTTACGTAGAAGAATAAAGGTAATATATGGCAGGTACATTAACAGGTGCAAACCTAATACTACGCATAGAAGACTCTTTACAAGACTCTACTAATGTTCGTTTTCCTGAGACAGAATTACTACGTTATATAAATGATGCTCAGAGGGAAATTGTTAACTTACGTCCAGAGTCAGCTGCAGATCATTCTAATATAGCGTTAGCTGTTGGAACAGAACAGTCTATTCCTGATACAGCATTACGCCTAATAAAAGTTGTACGAAACATGTCTGCAGCAGGGGGCAGTGCAACAGGTAAACGAGCTATTACATTAGTAGATATGGATATTATTAATGCTCAAGATCCTGATTGGCATGATCCTGATGTAACAGGAGATGCAGCACATACTACTACTATAAAACATTATATGTTTGATGAAGATGACCCTCGTAGGTTCTACGTATATCCAGGAGCTTCTAGTACAAGTACGTTTGTTGAAGTTATAACGGCTAGAAATCCTACAGATTTATCTAGCACTAGTTCTACTATATACATAGACGACACATACGGAAATGCTATAGTAGATTTTGTATTGTACAAATGTTATTTAAAAGATGCGGAGTTTGCAGGCAATATGGCTATGGCACAATTACATTATCAATTGTTTATATCCAGTATATCGGGGGGTTCGCAAGTACAGTTTAACCTTAGCCCGAACCAAGACTCTCGTAGTAACGCACTTGCCGCACCACAAAATTTACCGACAGGATAACCTATGGCTACTTTTGACTCTCTAATAAAAGAAATCCTACCTTACGTACCAGGCTGTCCTGAAGTTTTAATAAAATCTAATTTACGTTCAGCTACTATAGAGTTCTGTGAAAAAAGCAAAGCTTTTGTACATGACTTAGAGCCTATTACTAGTACATCGGGAATACATGAGTACGAGTTCGACCAGCCAGTAGGTACTTCTGTACACAGTATACTCTGGGCTATTTATGATGGAGAGGATTTAGACCCTATAAGTCCTAGAAGTCTAGAACTAAATTATCCTGATTGGAGAGATAGGTCTAGTATACCAAAAGTGTATCTGCAAAAAGATTCTAATAAGTTTTGGTTAATACCAGTACCAAATGCTACCCAAGCAAGCATAATACAACTTTCTGTATCTCTTAAACCTACAAGAACTGCCTCAAATATAGATACTTCGTTCTCTAACGATTACAGAGACGGTATTTTGTATGGAACTTTGTACAGACTGTTACGTATACCTTCTAGGGCTTGGACTGACCTTTATGCTTCTGCAGATTACTTAGGACTGTTTAGACAACAGGTAGCAGAAGCAGAACTACGAGCACGTAGCGGTGACTTAGGTGTGCGTAGGCTTGTTAAATACCGAGGAGTGGGACTTACTAAACGTAAGCGTTATAAAAAATATGGAATGGAGCTTGATTACTAATGACTGCTAATGTTGTAAATATACATAAAGATTTTGATATCCCAGAGTACACTGACATTCGTACTTGCTGGGAAATGGTACGTGAAGGTATTGAATTTATTTTAGAACAAAACCCTCACTTAACTTATAAACCTGAAGACGTGTACTCTGAATGTGTAGCGGGTAAGTCTATGCTTTTTGTATCACCTTTAGGGTTTGTAGTGCTTTCTGTACAAGAAGATCCTTTTTCTGAAGAAAAAGTTTTAGTTGTATGGATTGCGTACACACATAAAAGAGGTAAAAATAATTGGTTAAATCATATAAGATGGTTTGAAGGTATTGCTGAATATTGTGGATGTAGCAGTATTGAAGCACAGTCAGCAGTGCCAGAGTTAGGTAAGTTTTTAAATAATACAGGTTGGACAGAAGAATTTAGAGTATACAGAAGAAAGGTGACATTACATGGGAAGCAAAACTAGAGCCCCTAATCCAGAGGACTACAAACCTACTGAGACAGAACAAATAGCAGCTGCTATTGCAAAAGAAGACGCAGATTATTTTGAGCGTACTTATGATCCGTTGTTAGTAGAGATGCGTGATAAAGCCGCTACTGAAGATGTAGGTAGTACTGTTAGAGGTAGAGCGCAGGCTGACACAATGCAAGCTTTAACTTCTAACTTAGACTTAGGAGTAGCTAAAAATATAGGAGCTTCTGCAGAAGCCGCTACAGCAGCTGTCGGTCAAATGTTGGCTGCTAACGTGGCCTCTAAAGACGCAAAGATAACACAACAAACAGGTGTGCTTGGAACAGCTAGAGGTCAACGCGCTGATACAGGTGATGCTTTGTCTCAAGCGGCTAGGTTTGCAACAAGCGTAGATTTAAATAGAGTACAAAACGAACAATCTATCCGTAGAGCAAGGAGAAAAGCCCTTATGGATACTGCAACAGCAGCAGGAGCTCAGATGGGATCAAATTTAGCAAGAACAAGCGAGTTAAATAGAATTAATCCAGGATCTGTAAACCCTAGTATGTTTACAAAAGTATCACGAAATCCAACAGAAGTGGGTGGGCAAATGGGGTATCAAAGTTACGGACTTGGAGGGTCTAGGTTTATACCTCTTGTTTCTAATAAGTTAACTGACCAACAGTATAACGCTATGCAAGGTTTTGAACCAGGAGTTAGCTGATGGCTACAGCAGAAGAAAGAGAAGAACGAAATACTGGAATACCTAGAAGAGGTCCAGACAGAGATATGCGAGAGCGTAGGCGCTCACGTGGAGAACGTAGGCGTCTTGACGAAGAACAGCAAGTAGCAGATCCTGTGTCAGCAAGCGGTGGTATTGGGACTTTACAATACAGTAATAACTATGATGATTTTTCTTCAGATGAACTACCTAGAGTATCCGATCCAGACGCTACTTTTGCGGACGTAACAGAAAGTCAGTACGAAAGGTATGTTCGTAACTTTAGAGATTTTGAAAATGCCTTAGTAGCTTCTAGAGGAAGCACAGATTTAATAGAAGCAGCTAGGGAAGATACTCCACAACAAATAGCTTTAGCTGAAGGTATAGCAAGACGTAACCGTGAACGATTTGGGTATCAACAAACAGGAGCTGAACGACAAGAAATGAATCGTTTAAGTCAACGTGGAGGGAATCTTCTATTAGCAAATAGTTTAAATAACGCACGTTTAGCTCAAAGAGATGCTAACCAAAGAGTGCTAAGTGATTTAATAAATATAGGACAAGGAGTTAATCGTAGCTCGTTATCTGGTTTAGGTAGTGCGGCTCAAAATGCAGCTCAAAGGCAAACAGCTTTTCAAAATGACAGGGCTGCGTATAAAAGACAGTCTGCTAGTTTTCTTGGTAATATAGGCAGAACTATAGCTTCGTTTATATAGGTAAAAATTATGGGTTTATTAGATACTTTTTTTCAAGTCAACGCTCCTAGAAGCCGTGCTGCTTTAGCAGACCTTGAGTATGCAAAACAAGAAGATAGGCAAAAATCTGGAAATATCCGTACGCGACAAGGTGTATTTCGCCAAGAAGCTTTACAAACTTTAGAAAGAGACCCTAACGTAGTAAACAATGAGTATTTTGGCGGTGACCAAGACAAATTTAACGCATTTAAAACAGACTTAGAACGAAGACAAGGTAATACTAATAGGTTTAAAGCTCTAACTGTAAGCGATATGACTAAAATATTAGGTAAGAAAAAAGCAGTCGAGTACATTAATGATACTGGACTTGCAGGTACTTACTTTGGTCCAGGTACTCGTTTAGATGGTCAATTAACAAATTTTGAATTAGATGAAACAGGTGAGTATGTTCTAACCAATCCTACAGTTCGTGTCTTTGACCAAGATACAGGTAGATTTTATTCTGCTAACGCTACTAGAGGTGGAGAAAAAGTAAGTGATTTGTTTAGACGAGGTGGAGATGCTGCAGTACAAGAAGGCAGTTTTGACAATGTCCCATTAAGTTTTGTAGATGAATTGGATAGCGATTATATAACAGACGTACAAGGTAGAACGGGCGGAGATGAACGTTTAGCTTTTTTTCAACCTTATTCAGGAAATGTCAACAGAGCATCTAGAGAGCAAGACTTTATAGCTAGACAACAAGCTGCTGAAGGAGATACCCAAAGCGCAGATGCCGCATTTGCAACGGCAGATGCTATGGATGAGCAAGAGAAACTGGAACAAGAACGTATAGCTGGTGAAGCTCGTCAAGACCGTGAAGCTAATGCTTTATATAACTATGGTTTCTTACAAGAACCAGGGTCAGGTACAGATGAACTTGGAGAATTTGACCCTTCTAGAGCTACAGGTAGGATAGGGACATCTTTATACAATAGTTTGTTTGTTGATGACACAGGTATTAGAGAAGATGGTCAGTTTGGTATGGAGAATAGAGAAGCTAGAGGAGCGCAAGCTTTATCTAGCGTTTTAACTTCAGGAGCGGGGAGTAGAGGTCCTGGTTCTGATAAAATCTCTGAAGGATTGGGTCAAGATTTTCCTGTTACTACTGAAGGTATTAAGAAAGCAGGTCTATCTGGTTATGCGTTTGCTCCAGGTGGATTACCCTTTGACATGACTGAAGAACAATTTCTGTCTTTAGCTCCAAAACAACGAGAATCCGCAATGACTTTAGCTAAAAATGTAAGCGACAAAAATTTGCAAGATTCTTTTGAAGGTATAGCTGATACTACAACCGCTAGGTGGGATCGAAAAGTAGGATCAACATCAAGCGAAGCTAATGTAGAGATTGAAAGAGATAAACCTGTTATAGAAGCTGCTAAAAAATTCTATGAAGCAGAAGGCATGACTGACTTTTTTGCTACTGGAGATATACCTAAAGATAATAAGTTAGTAAAAAGACTTATGGAACAGCCAGAACTTATGAAAGAGTTTAAAGCAGACCCTACTGCGTTTGCTACTAAATATGGAAATGACACTAATGCGTTGTTTGGTCCTCCTAAAAATGTAAGTCTTTTAAAACAAGCTGTAGCAAATATAGATATAAAAGATATGGAACCTTTAGAAAAAGCACTTGTTACAAGAGATACAGATAAAATACGAGAGATTGCAAGAAAAATGAAAACTACTAGTGAGGCTAGACAACAAGAACTAGCCGCTGAATTGCAAAGAACAGGAGGAGACTTTGGACGTGCTACCAACAAAGAGCGTATAGGTTTGTATTTTGAGATGATTTCTTCTTTACCTCCAGAGTCTCCGCTTTTTGAAATGCTAACAAGAGGGTCTAACTTTACTAATATGGTTGAAAGTGGAGTGTTTAACTTTAACCAAATGAATGCAGAAACAGAGCGTTTTAAAGCACAAACAGCACGAATGCAAGAAGAAAGAATGAATACACCAGTAGGGGCAGATGTTACTATAGATGAAGATGCTCTAACTGCGGATTTATTTGGAGCAGAAGCAACGCCCGAGAGTATTAGAACAGCTAATACAACTTTAAATATACAACTTGCACAAATAGCAGAGGCAGCTAGAATTGGACCTCTTAATCCAACTAATCGAAAAGCATTAGTAGCTGTTACTGGTTTAAGGTCAGAGCAAATGAAAGACTTCGTAAAAGATAAAACAGATCCTTCTATATTAGACTTTATTATTAGTGGGGGATCGGCTAAACCTGCTGACTTAGCTTTGTTTAAATCTGACGCACGGGTGGATGCAACAGTAGACGGGGAAAAAATAACTTCAGCTCAACAGTGGTATAACTTGTCTGAAGAAGAACGAAGACGAGTAAAACTTAAAGAACCTAACTCTGGTAACGACATATCCCCACAAGCCTTAACTAGTACATTTGGACCAGGGGCTGTAGAAACACTAATATTCCGCGGTACTTCTTAAAGTGGCAACTCCAGATGACTCAAACGTATTAGCTAATTACCTTGCTAATTCTACTAAAGCTAATGAGCCAACTCCTGCTAGAACAGACAGTCCTTTTTTAGAAGAAGCAATACGTCAAACTGGAAAAGGATCTGCTTTCCTTGCACCTAAAGAGCAGTTAGTAGAAAAGTTTGCTCCAACTACTATAGGAGAAAAATTTTCTGATGCAGCTAGAGGAGGGGCTTTTACTCTTAGAGCAGATGTACAGAGAGCTGGAGCTATTTTTAATCTACTAACTGACGATCAAGAAGAAGCACAAGAATATTTAAATGAAGCTAAATATCTGGACGATGCTGCTGGTGAGCTGTTAGGCGGTTTTGGTAATTTTGAAAAATTTGTAGAAGCTCCAAGTTTTTCAGGTTTTGTAGACCAAGCCGTAAAAGCTATAGGTCAATTTACTCCAATGATGATTACTTCAGTTGCATCGGGTATTGCAGGAGCCGCTACTCAAGCTGTAGGTAAAGGATTTCTTTCAGCAACATCTAGACGGGTGCTTGCTAAAGAGATGAAAGACATTGTACAAAAAGATTTTGCTCTACGAAGTGGTATTAAAAACGCACCTAAATTAACTAGAAGTGAACAAGCTATATTAGACGCTGCTTATCTTACTGCGAATAAAGCTAAAAAAATGAGCGGTTTAAATACAAGATCACAGTTATTTAAAGCTGGTGTTGGTAGAAAAACAAGACAGTTTTTACAGAGAGATGCCGAAGGGAAAATTACGGGTTTAACAGGAGCCCCATTAAGTTACGGATTTTGGGCAGGGGCCGCTGGACAAGAATATCTAGTAGGGTCTTCTCAATCCCTAGCCGAGTTTCAAGATGCAGGATTAGAATTAACTGCAGCAGAAGCTCAACAAGCATTAGCTATGGGTGTACCTCAAGCTGCTATTGGTTTGTTAGGAGAAAACATTATAGCTGGAGGATTAGTCAGACGTTTCCTTGGAAAAGCTGATGCTGCTAGAAAAGCAGGTAAAATAAAACTAGCTGAAGACTATGAAGGCTGGATTCGTGAAGCAAGCAGGGGTTTAGTTACAGGCGTTGCTAAAGGTATACCAGGAGAGGGTCTAACTGAACTTGCTCAAGAAGAACTGTATATACAACAAAGGTTTGCTACTGATTCCGAATACACTGAAGAAGAAGCAAATTTAAGACGTATGGAATCAGCTTTTGCAGGGGCTATAGCTGGTGGAGCTATGAAAGGTGGTGTAGATGCAGCTGTTAGAGTTGCGGATAAAGCCAAAGCTAACTATGACGCTGGTAGAGCTATAAGAGATCAAGCTACTAAAAATTTAGAAATGGGGCTTGCTACCGAACCTGTATCTTATGGGTTGGCTCAAACAAAGGCTATGCTTGATTCAACTACTCCAAAAAAAGCTGTATATTTAGATGGCAGGGATAACAAAGACGTATCAGAAACAAGACAACAAGTAGAAGCCATTGTTTCGCAGTTACCTCCTGAACAAGCTAATAAAATTGTGCAAATGGAAGGTACAGGCAACAGTGTTATTTTAACTACAGCTAAACATGCTCAAGAGATAAACTCTAAAATTGCAAATAAAGGCATAGATGACTCATCTATGTTACAAGATATACTTGGTTATTCTACTGTACAAGATGGCACTGAAAATCAAGTTGTTGTAGTGCGTGATAGTACTGGCGCGCCAGTTCACTATGAATCAGCAAAAAACGCAAATGTACAATCTGTTATAGAAAAATTAGAACAACAGTATCCACAAGATAGATATTCTAGACCAACGCCAGTACCTAAAGAACAGTTTCTAGAGCAAAGAGTACAAGCGTTTAACGAAGATTCTGCCGCGGGG